GTATTGAAAAGCTTTTTTAATACATGTCTAGAGAAAAATAAATTAAATCGCACAAAAGATGTGGTATATAATAAGGATACACAGATAATAAGTTCCATACCAGGGTTATTTTTTAATAAAAATTCCAAAAATTATACAATAAGAGCAAATGATTCAAAGAGGGTATCAACCTTGAAGTCTCTAGCTCCGAAAAAGAAAACAAATGAGGAAAATATATAAACAAAAAATGTTATATATTATAAAGGATTTCATTTAAATTATGATAGAAAATTTAAATGAAGATGAGTTATTAGATATACAAGAGACAATTAATGAATTAATAGATAATTATTTAGAAGAGAATAGTATATATATTTTTAATCCAGACTTTAATGATGAAATGAATCAAACAATAAGTGAAATAATTTATCATGATTTCCAATATATATTTGAGAATGAAAGCACGGAAGATGGTGAATTATATGATAGTATCGAGGACTTTGTAGATAAGAGTATAGAAAATTATTTTGTATATAGCCGTATTCCAAAGCGGTCAAATTCCATAACTTTTGAAGATGAGAATGAGAAAGTAGAAATACTAAAAGATAAAATAGCTTTTTTAAAAGAGCAAGAGCAACCAGAACAGAAAACGAAGGAATGGTATCAATTTCGTTATAATTTAATAACAGCAAGTAATTTATGGAAAGTGTTTGGAACAGAGTCGCAAGTGAATAGTTTAATATATGAAAAATGCAAACCATTGCAAGAAATAAGTCATGATAGTTTGCAGAGTGGTCCATTGTTTTGGGGTATAAAATATGAGCCAGTAACAGTGATGATATATGAAGATATGTTTCATACAAAAGTAGATGATTTTGGTTGTATAAAACATGAAAAATATCCATTCATTGGAGCTTCCCCAGATGGTATAAATGTAGATGAAACCAATATACGTTTTGGTAGAATGGCAGAAATAAAAAATATATATAATCGTGAAATAACGGGTATTCCAAAGAAAGAGTATTGGATTCAAATGCAATTACAAATGGAAGTATGTAAATTAGAAACATGTGATTTTGTAGAAACTCGTATAAAAGAGTTTGATGATATGGAAGAGTATCTAGATAAAAGAGAAGAGTATGAATATAATGGAATTGTATTGGAGTTTTTACCAAAATTTAAACCATGTGATCTAAGTAGTAATGAGCAGGTTCTCGATAATAATAAAAAGAAGTTATTTCATATGATATTAGATAATAGTAAAAGTAAGTATGAGATAGAAGAAATTATAAATAAGACAAAAGACGACAATGAGAACTTTTATTTATTGGGAGTGAGTTATTGGTATTTGGATGAGTTTTCGTGTGTATTAGTAAAAAGGAATGAATTATGGTTTAAAAAGAGTTTATCAGAGATAGAAAAGGTATGGAACATAATAGAAAAGGAGAGAGTAGATGGATATGAACATCGTGCAAGTAAAAAGAGAAGACCGTCAATAGATAACACTGAAAAGGTGGGGTGTTTAATACAATTGAATGAAGATAGTATGTAATTGAAAAAATATAAATAGGAAAACTATATAGAATTATTATGTCTATATAATTAATATCATGAGTGAAGATGACGAGATGTATGTAACAAAAAGAAACGGTGAGAGGGAGAATGTAGCGTTTGATAAAATCCTCCGCAGGATTAAGACAATAGGTAAAGATGTTGATATAAAAATCAACTATTCAAGTTTAGCCATGAAAGTAATAGATCAGCTATATTCTGGAATTTCAACAACAAAAATAGATGAATTGTCAGCAGAACAATGTGCATCTTTGGCTTCAACACATCAAGATTATAATATATTAGCAGGTAGAATTATAGTATCAAACCATCATAAAAATACAAAAGAGTCGTTTTATGAAGTGATGAAAGATTTATATAATAATAGTGATATTCATGATAAGCATTGTCCAGTAGTTACAAAAGAGATGTTTGATTTGGTAGAAAAAAATAGAGAAGAATTAGAAAGTAAGATAGTTTTTGATAGGGATTATTTGATAGATTATTTTGGTTTTAAGACATTAGAGCGTGCTTATTTAATGAAAATCAAGAATAAAATAGTAGAGAGACCTCAGCATATGTGGATGCGAGTTAGTTTGGGAATTCATAAAGACAATATAGATAGGGTATTGGAAACATATGAATTTATGTCACAGAAGTATTTTACACATGCAACTCCAACATTGTATAATGCAGGAACACCAAAGCCTCAACTATCTTCGTGTTATTTATTAGCGATGGAGAGTGATAGTATTGGAGGTATTTATAATACATTGAAGGATTGTGCATTGATTTCCAAGTGGGCAGGTGGAATAGGTTTGCATATTCATAATGTGCGTGCTTCTGGAAGTCAGATTCGTGGAACAAATGGTACATCAAATGGCATAGTGCCGATGTTAAAGGTGTTTAATAATACCGCAAAGTATGTTGATCAGTGTGTAGTTCCTGAAACGAAGATTTATACAACGAAAGGAGTTATTGATATTCAGGATTGTGAAGTAGGAGAAACGGAAATTTTTAATGTAAATGGAGAAGAAGAAGTAATTAAAGATGTGTTAGAGCATGATTATGATGGAGAAATATTAACTATTAAGACACTGCATTCAATTTTTCCTTTAAAGATTACACCAATGCATCCAGTATATGCAATTCAAAATCAGACAAAGGGATTGAATTATCAAGTGATAAAAAATAGATTGTCTAAAAATATTGCAGAGTGTGAATGGGTAGAGGCAAAAGATTTGGATTGTAATTCAATGATAGGTTTTTCTATTCCAACTTATAAAAAAGATGTAGAAACAATTAGTGAAGAAGATTGTTATGTATATGGATTAATTTTAGGGGATGGATACATTAGTAATAATACAGATACTTCAGGGTATTTATCATTGAATAGTGAAAGTAAGAAACATGTAATAGACTATATGAAAGTTTATTTGGAGAAAAATAATGTAGAATATCATGTAAGCAATGAAGATAATACTACAAGGATTAGATGGAATAAATGTATTCACTTGCCTCACCGTCGTCAAGATATTTATAATAGTAATAATGAAAAAAGGATTTCATCAAAATGGTTAAATTTGCCTTTGTATAAGGTTCGCCAAATAGTGAAAGGTCTATTACATACAGATGGTTGTATTAGAAATGAAATTGTTTTTGATTCAACTTCTTTAAATTTAATTGAAGATTTGCGATATTTATGTTTAAGAATGGGTTTATTGACAAGTGGATATGTAAGAGATAGAGTTGGTGAAAAGCATGAAACAAACACAGGAAGAGTAATAGAGAATAAGAAAATAAGTTATGTATTGAGAATTCCAAAAGTAAAAGAAATATGTGATTTGTTAGATATAGTGCATGATGAAAAACAGTTTGTTAAGTTTTTTAGTTATAATAATATGTTATTTACTCGTGTTCAAGAAATAGAAACAAGTAGTTATAAAGGTGTTTTATATGATTTGCAAATGGAAAAGGAACATAATTATATGATTCATAATGGTTTGATTCATAATGGTGGGGGTAAGCGTAATGGAAGTTTTGCGATATATTTAGAACCCTGGCATGCAGACATAGAAATATTTTTGCAAATGAGAAAAAATCATGGAGATGAAGAATTGAAAGCTCGTGATTTATTTTATGCATTATGGACACCCGATTTGTTCATGGAGCGTGTAAAGGCCGATGGAAAATGGACATTAATGTGTCCTGATGAATGTCCTGGATTAAGTGATGTATATGGTGACGAGTTTAAAGAGTTATATGAAAAATATGAAAAGGAAGAGCGTGGAAAAAAGACTGTCAATGCTCGTGATTTATGGTTTCAAGTGTTAGATGCACAAATGGAGACAGGAACACCATATTTATTGTATAAGGATGCTTCTAATAAGAAATCAAATCAACAAAATTTGGGAACAATTAAATCAAGTAATTTGTGTTCTGAGATCGTGGAATATTCAGATGAGACAGAGACAGCCGTGTGTAATTTGGCTAGTATTTCATTAACTATTTTTGTAAAGAAAGATGAAGAAGATAAACCTTATTTTGATTTTGAGGAGTTACATAAAATAGCTAAAATAGTGGCTTATAATTTGAATCAAATTATTGATGTGAATTTTTATCCAACAGAAAAAACAGAGAAAAGTAATATGAGGCATCGTCCAATAGGAATAGGAGTGCAGGGATTAGCAGATGCATTTTTCAAGATGAATCTAGCATTTACTAGTGACGAAGCACAACAATTAAATAAAGATATTTTTGAAACAATTTATCATGCGGCAGTAGAGACATCTAATGAAATCGCAATTTCAAGATATAATATAGTAGATGAAAAGCGTTATTCAAAGACTGAATTAGGATTAAGTGTGTATAATATATTCAATAAATTTGAAAATAATATGGCTAAACTAATAGATGAAAAAAAGACTATAGTAGGAAGTTATAGCACATTTGAGGGTTCTCCAATGTCAAAAGGAGTATTTCAATTTGATATGTGGAATGTGACGCCTAGTAGTAGATATAATTGGGAAGAATTGAGAACAAGTGTAATGACATATGGAATTCGTAATTCTCTTTTGATGGCTCCAATGCCTACAGCTTCAACATCGCAGATTCTAGGAAATAATGAATGTATAGAGCCAATTACAAGTAATATTTATAGTCGTCGCACAATGGCGGGGGAGTTCGTTTTAGCAAATAAATATTTAATGAAGGATTTAATGGATTTAGAATTGTGGAATGAAAAAATTAAAAATAATATTATTGCAAATAATGGTAGTATTCAGCAAATTCCGATGGTTCCAGAGCATATTCGTGAGAAATACAAGACAGTATGGGAATTACCAATGAGAAAATTAATAGATATGGCTGCAGATAGAGGTGCTTATATTTGTCAAAGTCAAAGTTTGAATTTGTGGTTAGAAGATCCAAATTATAATAATTTAACGTCAATGCATTTCTATTCTTGGTCAAAAGGATTGAAGACGGGAATCTATTATTTAAGAAGACGAGCAAGACATCAAGCACAACAATTTACAATTGAGCCTGAAAAAACAAGAACAGATAGTTTAGTAGGAGAAACCGAAGATGAAATTTGTGAAATGTGTTCAGGATAATTGATATAAATGATTTTATAATATATATTTGTATATTATATAATTAAAATGAGTCAGGAAGATATGGTTATTGAAGAAATAGATATAAAACAGACTGCAATAAATCTTATAAATGAATTTAATGACTTTTATAATTATTATTCTGTTGAAGAAAACGTTAAAGAAGGAGCTGAGGGACAAGTAAATAACAATCTTGATAAATATGAACAAGACTATGTCAATATAATATCTTATATTGACCAAGAAAAAGATTTAATTTTTTCGCAAATTACAGGTGAATTTCCAAACCGGCAGCAAGCTTCTAGACTAGCTTTGTTAAGTAAAATAGAACAATTATTAGATAAAGGTAAAATACCAAATAGAATTCAAAATCTAAGAAATGAATATTCTCTCATTCCAGTCAATAATACAAATGATGTTCCGATGAATTTAAATGATTCATTTCCTGGTCCTGTGTCTGGTCCTGTTTATGACCCTGATCCAGAAATACATCACATATTTCTTTTTATTGCTCATGGAGAAGAGTATAATATTTCAGGAAATCGTCATTATTATCCTTTTCATCAACCTTTATTTAACTCATTAGGAATAATATCAGATTATGGTGTAACCGCACATGGAGACGATTTACGAGCGAATTTAACTTTAAATAAAAATATTTTTAACATATTAGGAGGCAGATGTGAAATTAATACAAAAACAACAATACACAGCAGAAATTTAGTAACCGTAAATCCATTGAGATTACAATTTAGATATGAAGACAGCCAAAATAGTCATCTAGGTCCGTATATGGGTTTGTTTTATATAAAGGCTCGTGGAGGACAAAATAATGAAGCAGAACTTTTGAAAATGGAACATATAGTAAGTTTTAAAAATGCTGCAGAATTAATAAAGGTTGATTCTATTCCAACAGTTGAACCACATAAATATACACTTCATAACATTACCCGCGGAAACGTGGATATTAAAAACAATTTTAATGATAATGAATGGTTTGGATGGGATAGAGTAATTAATTTTATAGCAGATTTTTATCGTCAAGGGTTACAAATAGACGATGAAGGAAGGCCATTAATCATACCAGGAGAACAGACTCATATAAGATTATACACTTGTCGTGCAGAAGCAGTGCCCACAGGTCCTAAATTTCCTGTTCCTAACATATTAACCGATTACGCATTATACGATGCTGAACGGATTGAACATGACAATCATCATAATTTGCGTTATTTTACAGCGGATGGAAATAATATCACAAATTTTGTTAATAATAAGAACTCTTTTCAAACTTTTATTGAGAGTTTTGTTGATGCATTAAATAGTGTTCCATATCAAATAACGGTTAATCCTAATATGTTATGTGTTTATTTATTGTCGTTAATAGATAAAAATGTTCTGGACCAGAATAATATAAATATATTCCGAGAAAGAGTATCGTGTATATTTACTGATGTTGAAAATAATGATATAGAACAATTATTTGTGATGATGACTTTGGATAAAAATGGAGTTGATGAATATATTAAGAGAAATCAAGATATAACTGCGTTTAGTGCTTTAGATATTGATAATATGGATGTATTTATGAATGTATTTACTCATGGCCTAAATAGAATAGACCTAGGAACACAGATTCAATTTTGTATCTTTAAGATGGAAAATAATATGATTGATAAAAATTCAGTAGTAGGTGTAAAGATATATTTTATAGGAGAACATAGTCTTTATGGAATTACTCCCTGTGTATTATTTATACATTTCATAGATACAGAAAATGCAGGTCTATATTTAGCAGGGATACATATTCAAGAACAAGGAGACTACTCGTTTTTACTCGAGGAAAGATATACAACCTATATTTCAATATACGAAAATATTGCATCTTTATTAAGCAGTTTTAATAATATAAAAATAATATATTCTATAGATAATATAATAAGCGGTGGTATGAGTGAACTGCCTAGATATTCAAAAGAAGCAGAAAAAGCACGTGAAGCAATGAAAATATCTAAAAACTCTTTTGATCCTGAAATTGTTGTCCAGAAACAAAAAGGGCCATCAGCAGCGGAAACGTATTATAAAGATTTGTTAGCATTTAAAGAACAACTAGAAAGAGCTGAAGAAGCAAAAAAAAGAGCTAAAGAATCTGAAACTGGTGATCCAAACGAATCAGGCAAATATGTTTTTAGCACTCCAAAAAAACAACCAACTTTAAAAGACCCGAATTCAGCAGTATCAGCAGCATCAGGTAAAACAGATAGTCCGTATAAGTCATATCCATCTTCTCCTCTATTCCAAAGTATAGGTGTAGATGATAGACAAGGTTCAAATGTTTTAACGAGTGTAAGTTACCCTACTTTAACATCTATAAGGGGTAGTCCTTCTTATGATCAACTTGAACAACTTGAACAACTTGAACGACTTGTGCCTAATGACGCTGCTAGTGATGCAACTAGTGGAGATAGTGGTCCATCTAGTAAAACAACCACTCCTGTAACTAGTCCTGAACGAAAAAAAAATCCTACTAAGGATGATGGTGATACTCAAGGAGAAATGAATACTCAAGATGAACCACCTGAATTTGGAGGAAAGAAAAAAGGAAAAAAGGGAAAGAAGACAAAAAGAGCAAATAATGCGAAAAAGGCAAGAAAAACCAAAAAAAAGAGATCCAATAAAAAATAATTGATTTTTGTAAAGGTAATTATTTTTTAGTAGAGTTAAAGTAGAGAGCCAGAATCGTAATTGTGTCTCATTTTCAAGTAGCATCGCAAACAAGCAAGAACATCAACCATAGAGTTATGAAGACCTTTTACTTCTTCATTTGGAAATAAAGTATTGTGTAGTTCATTCAATTTAGGCCATTTTTTCTTAGTAGGTTTTCCGTCGGTAGTGCTAGGTAGTTCAATATTACAAAGGGATGTGCCCTGTTTCATGGTGCAGTATCTATCAATGTGGTGTATTTTCTCATACATAGGTTGAAAGCAGGTAAATACTTGTGGGCACTTATCAAGAAGTAGTTCTCTATATCTTTTCATAGAGATTT